ATGCCCGCAGCCGGGAAATCCTCGCGCAGTGGGCGCATCACCCCAGGCGAATGGGAACGTCGGTCGGGTCTACGCCTGCGCTTCGTCTATCGGCGAACGGGCCCCAGCCTGCTGGTGGCGGAGGGGCGACTGAATGCGCGGGGCCGTGCTGTGACGTCGCGGTCGAAAACCGGACGCGGCGTGACCACCGTGCCAATCTTTCTGCTGGTGCCACAGGTCAAGCTGCGCAAGCGGCTAGATCTGGCGCGCGATGCAGCGCGGGCGCAGGAGGCACTGCCCGGGGCGATCGTGGCGAACTGGGTCTCGACCAGGGCAGTTTGATCCGAAGCATGGCGCGTCAAAACTGCAAGCGATGATGATCATCCAGGTCGAATTGATCAACGTCTGGCCCATCCAGCGGCATCCTGTCACCAGCTCTTGCAAGAACGATGCGGCCAGATAAGATCGCGAGGTGTTCATCAGCATCGTTCAAACCATAGGGAGGCATCCATGCCAGACGGATCCATCATGGCGCCACGCCGCAGTGTCGTCGTTTCAGAATTCACCAATAGCCTTCTTGACCCCACAGCACCAATGCTGGGGCCAGTCGAAAACGGCGGCACGGTCATCTCCAATACCGCGCCGGGTTGCTGGGGACCTATGATCACACCCCGCCTGCGCGGCGGGCATGAGGTGACGAAACCGGTTTTTGTGGATGGCGCCGAGATCGGCGACGCGGTTGCGATCCGTATTCGGGACATCACCGTCACTTCCATTGCCACAGCATCGGGGCATGACAGTTCACCCGAAGGTTTCTGCCTTGGCGACCCCTATGTTGCAGCCCGCTGCCCGGTCTGCGATACGCTTTGGCCCGAAACCCATATCGAAGGGATCGGACAGGATGCCGTGAAATGCGACAGCTGCGGAAATGCGGTCAAACCTTTTGAAATCGTCCATGGCTACACGGTCACATTCGACGACACGCGCACTGTCGGCCTTACACTGCCCAAGGAGGCAGCAGAACGGATAGCTCATGATGCCGACCACTTTGCTGCACTTCCAGATGGGAGCCGACAGCACTCGATTCTGACGTTTGCGCCCTCGGATATGCCCGGCACATTGGTGCGGATGCGGCCGTTCCTCGGGCAGCTTGGAACCTGTCCGTCGATCGCGATGCCTGACAGTCATAATGCCGGGGATTTCGGCGCGTTCCTGGTTGGCGCACCGCATGCCTATGCGATCACCGCCGAGCAGCTGGCAGAACACAAGACCGACGGGCACATGGATATTGACGCCGTGCGCGCCGGTGCGATCCTTGTCTGTCCGGTCAAGGTCAAGGGTGCGGGTGTTTACATGGGCGACATGCACGCAGGCCAGGGGGATGGTGAAATTGCAGGGCATACGATGGATGTTGCAGGCAGCGTGACCCTTCAGGTCGAGGTGGTGAAAGATTACCCGATCGACGGCCCTGTGCTGTTTCCACTGGAAGAGGACTTGCCACCCTTGGCGCGCCCCTTCAGCGCCGCCGAGAAAGCCAAGGGCAAGCGTCTGGCAGAAAAATGGGGGGTGTCGGAAATTGATGACCTCGCCCCGATCAGCGTGATCGGAACGGCAGCGAACCTGAACGCCGCAATTGACAACGGCCTCGACAGGGCGGCGAAACTGCTTGGCATGACCGTGGCGGAAGTGCGCAACCGTGCAACTGTGAACGGTGCCATCGAAATCGGGCGCGCACCAGGTGTGATCCAGGTAACTTTCCTTGCGCCGCTGTCACGTCTGGACGCAGTCGGCCTTGGCGAATACGCACGCGAGCAATACGGTCTCTGAGCACCGCAAGGGGCAATCCACAAGACTGTCCGAGCATGCGCCCCGATAATACGATGGGCGCATGCTACTCCACCGAAACCCAGCCTTTCGGCTTGAATTCACTCGTTTGCCGCCGACAATAGCGGCGGCAGACAATATCTGTCTGGTATGCATGCCCACCCCCCGAGAAACCATCCTGACCGCCATGGCGGACCTGCTGCGCACGATCCCGCATGTACCGGTCTTGCGCGGCGAGGTCCTGCCCGAGCGCGTTCCCGCCGCCGGTCTGATGATCCTGCGCGATGGCGAGCCGGGCGAGCCCGGCGTCACGCTTTCGCCGCTGCGCTACCACTACCAGCACCGCGCCGAGATCGAGGCGGTGGTGCAAGGTGCCAACCGTGACACGACCTTCGATGATCTCTGCGCCAGCATTGGGGCGGCAATCTCTGCCGACCGGACGCTGGGCGGGCTCTGCGACTGGATCGGGGCGGAAGCGCCACGCCCGGTCGATCTGGCCGTAGAGGGTGCGGCGAGCCTGAAGGCGGCGGTCATTCCGGTCGTCTTGCATTATTCAACTGACGATCCGCTTGGGTGAACCTGCGGCCAGCCTGAAGGCCGCGTTCGGCGGGACGACAGTCCACTGGACTGTCGTCTGATCCGCCTCACTCCCGGTGGTGCTGCACTATTCCACGGCCGATCCGCTCGGCTGATCCCGACAAACCGAGGAGACCACCATGGCACGAGCCCAGGGGGCGCGGGCGCTGATGGCGCTTGCGTTCGAGACGACCTATGGCACGCCGCCCGCCAGCGGCTACACGCGGATGCCCTTCGCCAGCACCTCGCTCGGGGCAGAGCAACCGCTGCTGAACTCGGAACTGCTCGGCTACGGCCGCGATCCGCTGGCCCCATTGAAGGACGCCGTGACGGCGGACGGCGATGTCGTCGTGCCCATCGACGCGCAGGCCTTCGGCTTCTGGCTGAAGGCGGCCTTCGGCGCGCCGACCACGACCGGCACCGGCCCCTGGACGCACGAGTTCCAGTCCGGGTCCTGGACGCTGCCCTCAATGTCCATCGAGACCGGCATGCCGGAGGTGCCGCGCTACGCCATGTATTCCGGCTGCGTGCTCGACCAGATCAGCTGGCAGATGCAGCGATCGGGCCTGCTGACTGCGACCGCGAGTCTGGTGGCGCAGGGCGAGACGGTGGGCACGACCACCAGCGCGTTCGGCGATCCCGCCTCACCACCCACCGCGCTGGACCTGAAACGCTTCGGCCATTTCAATGGGTCCATCACCCGCAACGGCTTGGCGCTCGGCAACGTGGTCTCGGCCGAGATCACCTATGCGAACAACCTCGACCGGATCGAGACCATCCGCTCGGACGGCCGCATCGACGGGGCGGACCCAAGCATCGCGGCGCTCACCGGCCGGATCGAGGTGCGCTTCGCCGACCAGACGCTGGTGACGCAGGCGATCAACGGCGAGGCCTGCGAGATGGAATTCGCCTACGTCCTGCCCTCGGGCGAGAGCTTGCGCCTGACCGTGCACGCCGTCTACCTGCCGCGCCCGAGGATCGAGATTTCCGGGCCGCAGGGCGTGCAGGCCACCTTCGACTGGCAGGCCGCCCGCGACAGCGTGGTCGGCCGGATGTGCACTGCAACCCTGATCAACGACATCGAGGTGTATTGAGAATGCTGACGCTCGACCTGACGAACGCCCCGCGCTGGCACGATCTCGCTACCGGCGTCCGCGTGCAGCTGCGCCCGCTGACCACCGCGCTGATGGTGGCGACGCGGAGCGATCCGGCCGTCGAGGCGGTGCCCGAGCAGGCCTCGGACGAGGAGCGCGCCGTCGCCTTCGCCAAGGCACTCGCGCGGCGGGCCGTGCTCGATTGGCATGGTATCGGCGACGCCGACGGCAACCCCATCGACCCGAGCCCCGAGGCCATCGACGCGCTGCTCGATGTCTGGCCGATCTTCGAGGCCTTCCAGCTGACCTATGTCTCGAAGGGTCTGCTGCTGGAACAGGAAAAAAACGCCTCCGCGCTCTCGCCGATTGGGAATTCGGCGGGGGCGCGCGGTACTGCGATGCCTGTGAAGGAACGTGCGAAGACTGCCCCGCCAGGCTGAACCGGCCCCTGACACATGAGGGCTGGCAGGTATGGGACCTTGTCGGGCGCCTCGGCGGCCAGCTTCGCGTGCTGCCTCGCGCGGTGATCGGATGGGACATGTCGGCGGCGCTGGCGCTCGGTGATGCGCTCGGCGTGCCACCCATTGCCATGGCCGAACTGCTGCCCGTGATCGAGGCGGTGATGGTGAGCAAACTGAACGAGGAACTGGCGGCAAACGGCGGCCCCGATGTCAGGCCTTGATCTTCTCGATCAGGGTGACGCCGGGCAGCCCCTCGAAATGCGCGTCGCAGGTCAGAAGCGTCGCGCCTTGTGCGCGGGCGGTTGCGAAGATGATGGCGTCGGCGGTAGCCAGCTTGTGCTCGCGGCAAGCTTCCGCCGCCGCCAGCGCGATCTCGGTGTCGAGCGGCACGACAGTGCAGACCTGCGTGAAAGCGATGACCTGATCGGCCTTGTCCTCGCCGACCTCGCGCGTCAGCCATTTCGCCAGCTCGAGCTGGACCATGGTAGGGACGAGCCACTCGGCCTGTTCGGGCAGCTGCCCGAACAGCTTGTCGCCAGTCGGCGAGCCGATCAGCCATTCGACCCACGCCGACGTGTCGACGAGGACCATCAGAACCGGTCCGAGCGATCGCGATAGTCGGTGGCGGTGGCTCCGCGCGCGAGGCCCTTCAGCGCCTCCCGCTTCGGCACCGGTACCAGCAGGACGCCCGTGCCCTTGGGAATGAAGGCGAAGGTCAGCCCGGCTTCCCAGTGCTGCGCCGCGCGGATCGCCTTGGGGATCGAGATCTGAAACTTCGAGGACAGGGTCGCGGTCTCGGCCATGGTCATACTCTCACTTGATCGACGTCATAAACGTAAGACGCCCTTAGGGCGAAAGCAAGGACTCTGACCGATGGCAGAAAAACGGGTCAGCGTCCGCCTCGCGGCAGTGGGCGGGCGGCAGGTGCGCGCCGAGTTGGAAGGCGTGGGCGAAGCAGGCAAGCGGGGCTTCGGGCGGCTGAGTGCGGAGATGGAGGCCGCGAACCGCCGGATGGCTGCCTTCTCACGCCGGGTGCGCGTGGTTACTGCGGCCGCTGTCGCTGCCGCCGGCGTAGCGGGCGTTGCCATGGTGCGCTCCGGCCTCCAGACCGTCGATGCACAGGCAAAGCTGGCAGCCTCGCTCGACACCACTGTCGAGAGCATTCAGGTGCTCGAGCGCGCGGGCGATCTCGCAGGCGTGTCGATGGGTCAGATCGAGCAGGCCACCGTGCAGCTCACGCGTCGGCTCAGCCAGGCGGCGGCAGGGACCGGCCCGGCCGTCAAGGCCCTCGATCAACTGCGGCTCTCTGCGGCGGAATTGCAGGCCTTGCCATTGGACCAGCGCATCGCGCTGATCCAGGACCGGCTGTCGGAATTCGTGCCGGAAGCCAGCCGCGCGGCGGTGGCCTCGCAGATATTCGGCGACCGCGCAGCCGTGATGTTCACCCGCATCGATACCGCCACACTTCGACAGGCCACTGAGGACGTGCGCGATTTCGGGGTGGTGGTCTCGGACCAGGATGCCGCGCAGATCGAGCGCACCAATGATGCGATCTCGCGGTTGGGGCTGATCTGGCGGGGACTGTCGAACCAGCTGGCGGTCGCCGCTGCGCCCGCGTTGGAG